CTATATTGTGTTCTCTTGCAACTCTAGCAAAATCTTTTTTAATTGCTTTTGCAACTGACAAAGGATGATTCCACATATCGCTTGTTGCTATAACCCAACCTTCTGCAACTCTACCCCAAACCATTTTCATTCCGGCAGCAAAAATAGGTTTTGATCTAACCATTCCTGTAAATGCTAAATGATCTTGTTCTAAATTTTTAGCATTACCTTCTACATTAATATAATTTTTGTCTGCTTCTAATACTTTGTGGTTCATCTGACAGGATAATATAAACTGTCCATGCTCTTTTGTATAAGGTACTATGTGTAAGTGTTTATCCATCATTTGTTACTAACCTTGGGTATAGTGATAAGATTGTTAGAGGTAAAGGTTGTGTTTGTCTAACAATCATAAATCCATCTGTATCATAGTTTCCTCTAAACTCTACCTCTTTATCACCTGTGAATGGTGGTATACCTTGATCCATAGGATCAGCAGAAGTTCTGAAAGGTACTCTTTCCATGTTGTCTAAGTCTGGTCCTATCTCAACACCAACACTTTCAAACAATCTTGCAGTAACTTCATATATTCTTTTTGTTTTAGCTTGTGATGTTCCATTTTGTGCACCAGCATCTATTCTCATAGTTTTTAATATTGATGTATAACTTAATCCAATTTTAACACTGTTTGAGAATCTATCTAAAGTAACAGTATTTGATGATACAGTTTTATCTGGATGTGTTGCACCATCAGACAATATGCTAACTGTTTGACCTTCTAAATGATTTAATCCAGATACAGCATTTACAACTTGTTTAACAGTTACTCCAGAAGTATGAGCTGCTGCAGAAGTTCCTTCAGTTCCTCTAGTGCAACCAGTTAAATCATTTGTGGATTTTCCTGTATAAGTAATTATTTCTCCACCAATTTTTATTTTTCCAGAAGATGTAAAGTCTGTTCCAGATGTTACAGTAACTGTAGTTGCTGAATTAGAAATGTCTCCATTCAATGTTGATGTTGCACCACTATAATTAAGTTGTGAATCTAAAAAATTAAATGATGTATTGTCAGTTTGATCAAAATCAAATGTGTTTAAATATTCTACATATCTTGTAGTAGAACCATTAATAGTTCTTTTTATAATCATATATAATTCATATTCACTATCTTCAGTGGGTATAACTGCAACAGATTCACATACCGCTTTACCACTACCAAATGCTCCACCAAAAACGTGCCTATGCCAAGCAACTACTTCTTGTTCTCTTTGATAAGTTAGTGCAATTAGTTCACCATCATTTCTTACACACCAAATTATTGCTAAAGGTTCTTCTTGATATGCCATTTCAATAATGCCTCCTTCAGTAATATGTTCGGCAAGGATAGTAAGATCCGGTGCAACATATCCATCTACATCAAAATTATAGGCTAGTTCTCTTATTTTTCTTTTTGCTCTTTGTAAAAATAATGTTGCGTTAGCAACTGCGATTGCATCTGTATTTGCTGCACCATGGTTAGATTGTTTTTTAATCATAATATTTGTTGGAGTTACAGCATCATTATCTCCACCACCACTAACTGTAAATTCACCACCTGCAGTACCTATAATTAAAGTTCTACCAGCAGCCATAAATCTTATTGCGTTTACTTGGTTGGATGCGATTGTATAAATTATAGCATCATCATCTGCAACAGTGCCACCAATGTTAGCATCCATATTTTCATAATCACCAGATTTAGAAAAGTAAACTGTCTGCGGATTATTTAATGTTGCGGCAAAGACTAGACGTTGTTCAAAAAATGATACACAAGAAGGATGACCAGTAGTTGATGAAAAAGCACCAAGAGACCAATCAGTAGATCCACTGGTTGATCCTGTATCTTTTAATATTTCAACAGTAACTACTGTAGCACTTGTAAAGCCTGTTATGTTTGCATAGCCATCTCTAAATCTAACTAACCTTCCAACATCTGTTGAAACAAATGTACTAGCACTAGCAGTAAAAGTTCTTCCAGTTCCAACTGTATGTGCAGAGGCTGTGATTGTTGTTGTAGATGAGTTTGTATCTAGGTATGGACCATTAACAAAATCAACTTCAGCTAGTGTCCAAGAAGTGTGTCCTGTACGAGATAGTTTTCTAGTTTTATGACTAGGATGAGTTATGTACATTACATCTGCAGATTGTGCGAATTTAATATCAAATAATTCTGCTGTAAGATAAGGTGATGATATTTCATAAGCACTACCACCAGACAATATTTGACCATTATCTCTATAGAATCTAATATACTCGTTTCCCAATTCTAAAATATAAGTTTGTGTTGTAGAAAATTCAAAAGGTATTAATCTTGTTTTAGCAGCACTTGATTTTACTTCTGCAACATATTGAGTACCCGGTCTACGAGCCGCAGCACCATGAGGATAGATAACCATATTTTCTACAGTTTGACATCCGGCAGAATATTTTGCTAAATCATTTCTACCATCTAATCTAGGAGACAGCTCACCCGCTGTAAAATTTGAAAGTTGTGCAGCTACTCTAGCCATTTATTAAAACCTTGAGTTTAAGAATGTACTAGCATCAATAGCATCAGCCATACCATTTTCTTGAGCTATATTTTGACCTTCTGTTGAATCTACAAATCTAGCATCTTTTAATTTTTCTTGATAATTAACAATCATATTTTGTGATGTAGTATTGTTAGATGTTATGGCGTAAGCAATGTCTGCACCTAATGCAGCAGATAATGTTTCTCTTAATAATTCATCATATTGATTAGGATCTTCTACTCTTGAAATATACAAAATTTTCATACTAGAATTGTTAGATAATATTGATCTACCTTCTACTTTGTAGTTTGAATCATAATCTAATATTTTAAGTAGTCTTAAACAATCTCCGGGTAAATCATATTTATAACTAAAACCCCAAGCAGGAGCTGTAGTTGATGATGCTAGTTCTACTCTTGTTTGTAAACAGTTCCAAGGGTGTGATCTAAATACTGCATCTCTTACTTGAGTAAATCTTGAATTACAAAGTCTAGCGTTTTTTGAATCTTCTGTTAATGAAAGGATAGTTGTTGCACCCAGTTGATTTAATGCTCCATTACAAATGTCTACTGTTGATGCCATATTTGCTCCATATTTGTTCTTGAGTTAATTCTAACTCATTTTGCTTTTGTTTAGTTCTTTCGTTTATATCTATTTTGTTAATAACTTCAACTAAAGCATATCTATATACTCTAGTATCGTCTTGCCATTGAAAATGCAATAAATGCTTTGGATTTTTATATAAAGTTAATAATCTAGGATCAAAATCACTTGTTGTCATTTTTTTATAATATACTTACGTCTTATTTGTCTATCTTTTTCTAACGCAAATATTTCTTCTTCTGTTTTCTCATGTTTAATGTCAAAGCCATAATGATATTTACTATCATGTTTGAACCTATCTACTAACACATATCTGTATACATAATTATCTTTTTTAAAATGTAATACAGGTTTTAAATCTTGTATTTTCTTCATGAACTCTAGGCGGCTTTCACTCTCGCTTTCACCGCCTAAAATTTTATTTATTAGTCTATAACGTAACTGATATTCCAGTTTAATGTACCAGCAGTTCCGCCAGTAGCATTAAAAGTAATAGCAATGTAGTAATATCCACCCGGATCTTCACTGTCTCCAGCTAATTCCCATAGCTTCTTAGATCCAGTATCAAGATCAGCAGCTTCATAACGAACATCCGCCATAGCAGCAGCGTCAGCTACTGAAGTTGCGAAAACATCTTCGTCTTTTACTACACCAGCTGATGTATAGACACCAACATTGAATGTACACGAACCACCGAATGTATCTGAACCAATGAATAAACTTGGTACAGCAGCATTTGATGGAATAGGTGCTAACATAACAATATCGTTGTCAGTACTATCTCCAGCTGCAAGTTCTACTGATCCATGAGCTGTTCTAAGAACGCCATGTAATTCAGCAGCATTATTTGCAACTTGAGGAGTAGCTTCAAAATTAGCTACTAAGTCTGTATTTTTAGTTGTCATATATATCTCCTATTATGCTTCGTGAGCTTGAACTTCTACAACTTTTTCTTCTTCCATTCTTGTAGCACCAATGCTCATGCAATAGTAAACTTGAGTAGCATAAGATTTATCAGCTCTTTCGTCTATTCTAGCTGACACATCTTTACCTACACCAAGAGCTATTCCATCAGAAGCAAAAGCAATACATTTTCTTTTAGAAGATGCGATAGATAGTCTGTTTGATGTTATGAATTTGAACCCCATGAACGAATCCACTTCACCCTGTACTAATGCTTTTACAGTGTTGAAGTCTGAACTTGTTACAGAAGTTGTACCTAAAAGATCAGTTACCTGTCTTGGTGATACAATCATATATCTTTGGATTGAAGGATCTACACTTGCTAAGTCAAACTTTTCTTTAGTTGTTCTTAGTTTAGCGATTGTTAAACCATCAGTACCACTTTCAGTAATTATCTGAGCTGATGGTAAAGTAGTTGAAGTTGATCCTGTCTCACCAGTAAATGCTGTACCAAGTGCTGCAGTAATGATCACATCATCCATTGCTCTACCCATTGCCATAGCAGCGGCTTGTGCGTAAGATGATGTAGGGTCTATTAAAAGACGTACTTTGTCTTGTTGATCAATAAGATCAGCAAACTCATAGTCAGCAAGTGATACTCTTCTTCTTGCGTGAGGTGTATCAATTTGCGGAGTGTCTGAGTGTCTGCTAGTTTTTAAAACTGCAGTTACTTTTCCAACTTGATCAAAGAAAGCATTTTTTCCGACAACACTTTCTAATCTGACTTTGTCTCTTAATAATGATCCCATTTGTTGAGATAACATTTGTATGTTAGCAGAATACTGCTGTACAAATGCTGTAGTTATATTTGTTGACATAATTGTCTCTCCATTATTATTATTGTTTAAAAAAAATCAGAAAGGTT